GCCAGCAGATGCGTTGTGGTCCATGGCAAGGGCAATAAAGAGCGGCGCGTATACTTTGACGATTTGACGGAAATGCTGCTGCGGGAATATCTCGCGGATCGGCATGATGATGAGCCGGCGCTTTTTGTGAGCTTGAAGACAGGCGCCAGGCTTAAACCAGGCGGCGTCAGGTTTATGCTCAATCGGGTGGCTGAAAAGGCCGGCATAGACCATATCCATCCGCATAAGTTCCGGCGGACGCTGGCAACCAATCTGGCCCGGCGCGGTATGCCAATTCAGGAAGTCGCGTCTCTGCTGGGCCATGATAAGCTGGACACGACAATGCAGTATGTTGTCCTGGACGAGCGGGACAAAGAGTATAGCTATAGGAGGTACGCCGGATGATTGCTGTGGATATCCCTATGCCAAACAGGTGCATCAACTGCCCTATGTCGTACATGATCCGGACCGGAGATCATGCCGGCGAGACGATGTGCGAGGGGCTTGAGGCCAATGGTTTTTCTGTATCGAATTGCATCGTTAACGAGATGCGTCCAGCCAGACCTGCGAACTGCCCGATCATATGCCTCCTGGATGATGACGGAAAGTGAGGTGGACTGATGAAGACATTTGATGCGAAATATGTTCCATCAAAATACCTGGACAGGACAGCACACGAGGAGCCTATGCGCATCCAGAGAACCAACAGCCTCTGCACTGATTGCGAGCGATCCGTCCGTGGCCGTTGCCCGTGGCGGGAAAGATTCGAGCCATATCCGGGCTGGGTGGCGAAGCGGAATGATATCAAAGTCGGTCCGCGCCTGGAGAGAGTCGAAAGCTACTGTGTGGAATCTTGCCCTGGCTTTGTGGCATCACATGAGACAATCCGGATAATCCGCGAAAGGAAGAAGGGCGTCACCGAGCATTTTTACCTGGTGCGACGGATTAAGCTGAAGCCGGAGCATCTGGACGATGAGGGCTGCACAAAACTCTTTTCAGCGGTCATCAAATCTGTTCGGGTGGACTATGTAACGATCAAAGAACATCGGGCAAAGCTCCGACAATGGATCAGGGAAAGTCCGTACTTTGCCGATCCGGAAGCGATCATTGAGGCGCTCGAAAAAGTTGCTAAGATCTGTGATGCTGATCGTGTCAAGCGAAAGAATTACATGCGCTGGGGCAGTCTGGAGCCGCCGGAGTACAAGCTGGATCATGGGAGGCGTAAATATCCGAGGCCGGTCAAGAGGCGGAGCGGACACTGGCTGATCTTTAACCCACATACGGATCAGGAGTTTGCGGAGTGCTCAATCTGCGGCCATGAGCATCCGAAACCGGACTATCCGAGACTTTGCCCCGATTGTGGGGCATTCATGGTGGAGCGTGAGGAACATGTTTGATTTAGCCAGGATGAGGCAGCTGAACGCCAGGTATTTGGATCTTTACTTCCGCGTCGAACAGGCGGAAGCTAACGCCACCCGGATCACATCCAATATCACCGGGATGCCACGGGGCGGAAGCGGAACCCGTCAGGAAGACGCTATGGTGGCATACGTGGATGTGAAGGAAGCATACCGGACGGTGCTTGCTGAGTTGGAATCCATGCGGGCTCAGCTAGCGCCGGCGCTCGACAGGCTGAGTGAGGAAGAGGCCGGGATCATGCGTCTTCGGTACATGTATGGCCATACCATCGGAGAGATAACCAGAATGCGAGGAATGAGCCGGGCCACCGTCTATAGGTATCTGAAACAAGCCGAGGGGAAAGTTGTTCTGATAATTGAGACACTGTGAGACGAACATATATGGTATTATGCTATCGTGCAAAGATAGCACAGCGGGCTTCTTCTTCATTGGGCCGCTCCTTTCTGGCACGGGGCTGCGCGTATGCCGGCCCCGTGTTTGATTGGGCATGGAGGACAAATGAGCAGCAGATCGGGACGGTGGCCGATCATCCGAAAAATGGCGTGGAACCGCGACAGGCGCAACCGGGCGGTTTGTCATATATGCGGGATGCCGATTGACTACCATCTGGATCCGTCATCGGCTCCTGACGCATGGGAACCTGACCATCTGATTCCTGTCTCGAAGCGCCCGGATCTGGAACTGGATCTGAATAACATATCTGCATCACATATGCGCTGCAATCGCGTTCGCGGAGACGGCACAAACGGTGAAAATACACTTGGGATGCAGAGTAGAATTTGGTGACCGAAATGAGAGCCAGGAGGGGCCTCCAGATTTCGGAAATTTTGCCGGAGACGAGATCCACCGACGGCAGTCTTTTCCGGCCCTACGGATTTGAAACTTTTTTTGGCTCAGATAGCCCGACGGGGCGAAAGCGGTTAGCCTTGGCCGTTTCTGAGCCATACTCAAGGTAGATACGGAAGGCGGTATCTATGGACAGAAAACGTATAGGGGATGAACTATGGCAAAGTCGCTTTGATGCGATTGGACTGACAGAATGTTTTGAGTTCATCCAGCGTGACTGGACGTCTGACCACGGCGGGAAAGCATACATCCGGTGCAAAAGATGCGGCACGACTTTCACAACGTGGGGGCTCAGTCAGATCTTTAAGGGCAGACAGCTGCATCTGCTGTGTATTAAGTGCGGAGCGGCTTCTGATGGCGATCAGGTTGTTGTGAGATCCAAACTGTTTGAAAATGGTTTCGATTCGACGCTGGCCTGTGAGATCGTCAGAAAAGAAAAGCAGAGGAACAGGTCAAGGACTGAGCGCTTCAGATCATCGGTTGTTGACAGTGGCATCACGATCGACAAGCTGATCAGCCGCGACGGCCCTGACTGTTATATCTGCGGGAAGAGAACAACGTTCAGCGATACGCGCTGGGGGAAATGGGGGCCTGATTATCCTTCTATTGATCATGTGATACCACTCTCGCGAGGCGGTAAGCACGCCTGGGAAAACGTCAGGCTCTGCTGTGGCGGTTGTAACGCAGCAAAAGGAAAACGTCTACCGGGGGAATTAACATGAGTGCGAGAGCTAAGAAGGGAACGGCGGACTTTATCGATACATTGATCGAGAGCGCCTCCGCCATGCAGGAAAAACTCCTGCAGTCCATTCCGGAGTATGACTCGATGCCATTGGCGCAGGAGATGACAACGACACAGGGCGAGAAGGTTTGGAAGAACAACCCGGCCATGCAGGAGTTCCGAGGAACTGTCAGAGATTTCGCCGCCGTTGTGAAGTTCCTGAAAGAAATGGAGAAATCAGGGGACGAGATTGACACCTCATCCTTTGAGAACATCCGCAGAAGGTTCAAGGTGGTCGGCGGATGACAGGAAAGACAGAACCGCGATTGTTCACGCAGCCACTGCGAGAACTAACTCGCGATACGACGCTCGGCTATGACGTTATCGATTATAGCGAGCAGGTGCTGAAGCAAAAGCTTTATCCGTGGCAGGAATGGTTTTTCATTCACGCCCTGGAGATTGTCGGAGATCTCACCACAAAGTGGCGCTTCCGTTTTCGGACTGTGCTTTTGCTAATTTCCAGACAAAACGGGAAGACAGTGGCGTCAAAAGTCTTGGCGTCATTTTTCCTGAATGTCCTTGGAATTCACAATGTGTTTGGCACATCGCTTTCCCTGGACAAGGCGGAAGAAGTTTGGGAAGCGGTTATCAAAGACCAGGAAGAAAGTCCGGTGTTGAACAAACAGATCGAGCGGATAGCGAGGTCGAACGGCAACAAAAGGCTTTTCCTCACTGGTGGGCGCGTCTATAAGGTCGGAGCGCCGACGCGCAGAGCAGGCCGCGGCGACTCCAACGACCTTGTCATGTTGGACGAAATTCGCGAACACAGGGACTGGGAAACTTGGTCGGCGGCAGCTGCCAGCACCAACGCAAAGCCAAATGGACTGATCGTGTGTTTCTCAAATGCCGGCGATCCTGACAGCATCGTGCTACGGCAGTTAAGATCCCAGGCACTTGGGCAAGGCGGCGACTTCGGCGGAGATGTGGACACAAACGCGCTCGGGTTGTTTGAGTGGTCGGCTCCGGACGGTGCAAAAACAGATGATCTGGAAGCGCTTGCTCAGGCAAACCCAGCTATGGGCTATGGACTGCTGACTGAACGGGCGCTGTTGTCAAACCGTTCTACTTTTCCTGAAGCGAAGTTCCGAGCGGAATGTATGTGCCAGCAGGTCGAGACGATCCTCCCCGCCCCTTTCCCGGATGGCGCATGGACCGCAGGTGTAGACGAACGATCCACGATTCCGGCTGACAATCCGGTGATGTATGGCATCGACTTGTCTCAGGATCGGCGCTGGACATCTATTGCGGCTTGCGGAATGCGGTCTGATGGAAACTGGCATGTCGAGGTCATCGCCCGGAGAATCGGAACGGAGTGGGCCATTGACTGGTTCCGGCAAAGGGCGCAAAAGGGCCGCATGAAGCTGGCGTTTCAGACACGGGGCGCCCCTGTTGCGGGACTGGCAGAACAGATCTGCACTATAGCCGGGGTCGAACGAGTTGGAATTGAAGGGCCGGACCTATCAAACGGATGGGGCCGGTTTTTTGATGCCGTAAACGCCTGCTTGCCGGACGGAGAAGGCGCACGGCTTTACCATCTGCCGCAACCTGTACTGGATACGCCGGCGAAGACCATGCAGCTCAAGCAGATGGGCGGAGGCGTGAGCTTGCCCGACCGGGTTAAAAGCCCGGATGATATAGCGCCGCTGTTTGCGTGTATTATGGCGTTCTCGGCAGCTTCAAAGCCGAACGGAGCCGAGAAAAAGATCTACGAATCTGCATACGCAAACGGCGCGAGTTTGACATTCATTTGATGAAAGGGGGCGGGGGTTTTGCCCGGAATCCTCGAACGGTGGCGGACTCTATTCCGCCCTACTTATATTCAGTACAATTTCGGCCCGGATGCGCCGAGCCATGTGCTGAATATGTCCGCGAGACAGCTATACAACACCCAGGACAACTTGGCCGCGGTTGTCAACTTTCTCGCAAACAGCATTGCGCAGCTGCCGCTGAAGGTTTATACGAGAGACTCAGACGATGAGCGCCGGAGGGATAGAACGAGTCCCGCGGCGCTTTTGCTTTGGAGGCCAAACAGCGATCAGACCTCTTATGAGTTCGTCAGAGCGTTGTCTACAGAATATCTCGTTTTCGGCTGTGTCTATGTGTGGGTACTCCCCGATCCGGCAAGCACGAGCGGATATCAGGCGCGGATTATCCCGACTGACTGGGTGACTTCAACGGAGAAAGTAAACAGCTACGCACCTGACCGGATTACTGTTACTGCTGGCAGCGGTTCCATTGAGATCCCGCGGGAAGAGTTCGTCCGGTTTTCGACCTACTCCCCCGGCAATCCTGGCGGCTATGTGTCCCCGGTATCCGCCCTTCGGCAGACAATGGAGGAGCAGATCCAGGCGGGGCGCTTCCGGCGAGAGCTTTGGAAGTCTTCTGGGCGCCTGAACGCGCAGATCATCCGGCCGAAGGACGTGCAGCCGTGGACGGAGGAAACGAAGAAACGCTGGATCGAGGCGTTCCGCGAGGCCTGGGGCGCTGGCGGAAGCAAAGCCGGATCTATCCCGCTGATGGAAGACGGGATGGAAATAAAGCCGTTCCAGACCTCGTTTAAGGAACAGCAGTGGGCTGAAAGCATCAAACTGTCCCGTGAAGCGGTTGCGGCTGCGTATGGCATCAACCCATCCCTGGTGTGGCACAGCGATACACAGACATATGCCAGCAGCAAGGACAACGCGCGGGCGCTTTATGCGGAATGCCTGGGGCCGGTGCTGCAGATGCTCCAGCAGAGGATCAACAGCTTCCTACTGCCTATGGTCGGAGCTGGTCCGGAAACTTACGTCGAGTTTGATCTGACTGAAAAGTTGAAAGGCAGCTTTGAGGAACGGGCCAGCATTCTGCAAAGCTCTGTTGGTGGCCCCTGGCTCACAAGGAACGAGGCGAGGCGTGACAACAATCTGCCTCCGCTCCCCGGCGGTGATGAATTGATCGTGCCGCTTAATGTGGTCGAGGGCGGCCAGGCCAGTCCAACAGACACCCACATGGGGCAGAACGTTCGGGAAATGTTCGTAAAGAAAGCGAAAGAAAGCGAGCGAAGCATTCCGGGCGGCCCGACAAAAGAAGAGCAGGACAAGCTCGAGGACTTGCTGACGTCGTTCTTTGAGAGGCAGCGGAAAAGCGTTTTACCGCGCCTTGTGGCCGGGTCTGACTGGTGGAACGAGGAACGGTGGAACACCGAGCTTGCGGACGATTTGGAGCCTGTTTTGAGCGAAATAGCGGCATCCCACGGCAAGAAGATGTCAAAGGCCATCGGGACGGAGTTCGCTTCCGATATGATCAAAAACTATATCCGCGAGACTGCCGAGGGCAGAGCGTCAAAAATCAATGGTCAGACGCGGAAGAAGATTGCGGATGCTCTGGAGGATGAAGATGAAGAAGATGATGAAACGAGTCCGGCGGATATAGCCAACCACGAATTTGATATCCGGTCTGGCACGGAGGCGGCGCTTCTCGGCGTTTCCCTTGCAAAAACCATTGCCGGATGGGGCGAAAAGGAAGCGGTTCAGCAGGCGACTGACCGGGGGCACAAGCGCACGGTTTACAAGGAGTGGGTGACCGGGCCAAACGCAAGACCGTCCCATGCCATAATGGACGGAGAGCGGGTTCTGATCGACGAGACTTTCTCGAATGGCGCTGATTGGCCGGGAGACGATTCGCTCGATCCGGATGAATCCTGCGGGTGCAACTGCTCAACCAGAATTTTTGTGGAGGACTGAAAATGTTTACAAAAGATTTTCCCGTTCAGTATAAGGACGCAGGAACGGGCAGCATTGAAGGCTATGCGTCCACCTGGATCCGGGAGCCTGACAGCTACGGTGATGTAGTGGCCAAAGGGGCATTTACCAAAACACTTGCCGAACGCTGGGACGGCGGCAAAGGCATTCCGTTCCTCTGGGGGCATCAGATGGACAATCTGAAATCCTTTATTGGCACGGCGAATGCCGATGAGGATGACCGGGGGCTGCATTTTGTGGCGGCATTCGATGATACCGAAGAAGCGCAGAAGGTGCGGCAGTTGTACCGGGATGGGCGGCTGAAGAGCTTCAGCTTTGCCTATGATGTTAAGGACGCCGGAGAGGTCACGTTGGATGACGGGCGCAAGGCGAACGAACTTCGCGAGCTGGATCTGTACGAGATCAGCGCGGTTATGGTCCCGGCCAATGATGACGCGGGCGTTGTGGATGTAAAGTCCGGTCGGCGTAATTCCAAAGCCGATGAGGACAAGATTAAACAGGCTATCTCGCTCTTGCAGAGCGTTATAGATACGGAAGATCCCGAAGACGGGGAGGACGATTCTGAAGCCAACGCGGCAGCGGAGGAGCGGAAGGAGAGCAACCCGGAAAAGGACGGTCTTCTGACGTACATCAAAACTATGGAGGTATAAGACGATGAGTTTGAAAGAACAGCTTGCCGAGCTGAAAGCCAAACTGGCCGGACTGAAAGACCGCATTGAAGCGGACGATCAGGATGCCATTACCGAAGGTCTGCGGCTCAAGGGTGAGATCGAAGCAAAGACCGCCGAAATCGAAGCGGCGGAGAAAAAGGCCGGTCTGCTGAACGTGATCGGCAAGAAAGAGGAGGATGACAACATGGGAGAAAAGAAGATGCCCCAGACCCTGGGCGAGAATTTCGTCGAGGCTGTGAAAGCCGCGAACATCGGCAAGCGGTTTGATGTGAACGCCCCCGCGTATAAGGCTGCGACCGATACACAGACCAGCCCCTCCGGCGCTGTGGATTTCGCGACCACGTTCGACAAGAATGTTGTGACCGGTGCGCGTACGCCTCTGGTGATTCGTAACCTGTTCGGCGCGGAGCAGATCTCCGGCAGCACTCTGGTCTATCTGGTCGAAGGCGCGATCCAGGGCGCTCCGGCTGTGACCGCTGAGGGCGCTGAAAAGCCCCAGGTGCATTTTGCTGATCCGACCCCCAAGACGGTCAGCCTTGCGAAGGTTGCTTGCCACATCAAGGAAGCCGATGAGTATATCAACGACTATCCGTTCCTGGCCTCCGCGATCAACGGCCGTCTGCTTTATGAGCTGGGTCTGGTCGAGCAGGGCAAGCTGGTGACTGATCTGCTGGCCACCTCCGGCATCCAGACCGGTACCTACGCCGCCACTGGCACCGCCACGGACATCGCCGACGCGATTCTCCAGGCTGCCATGGATGTGCAGGCCCAGACCGGTTTCGCGGCTGACGCCATTGCCATGAACCCCGCCGACTGGTACATCCTGCGTGTTGGTAAGGACGGCGACGACCGCTACTATGGCGGCGGCTACTTTGGCGAGCAGTCCGTTCCGAACATCTGGGGCATCCCGGTGTGTGTTTCCGCTTCCATCACTTCCGGCACTGTGCTTGTCGGCGCGTTCAAGACCTGCGCGTCTGTCGTGACCAACGGCGGTGTGAGCGTGGAGGCGGTCAACACGAACGAAGACGATTTCGTGAAGAACCTGATGACCATCCGCGCCGAGGAGCGGCTGGCTCTGGCGGTTCGTCGGCCTGCCGGCTTCAAGAAGCTGACCAAGGCTTCGACCTGATAATCATGGGGAGGGGTAACACCCTCCCCGCTTTTGAAAGGCGGTGAAACCAATGCTGAAGATCTACGAGTACAAGGGCCTGACCTACCAGTTTGAGGAAGGGGAACAGCCGGATGGCGCTGTCGAGGTAAAGAAAAAGGCGGAGCCGTCTGAAAAGGCGGAACCGGCGGCAAAGGCCGTAAAACCGGCAAACAAGGCCAGGGCGGTGAAGACGAAATGAGTCTAATCACACCCTGGGGGTATACGCTGAGCGATTCTGACGCATTGCCCAGGATGCTTTCTGCGGAGGATTTCGAGGCGATCACCGCCGGCAAGTATGGCAGCGACGTGCGGGTTGATCCGCTGCTAGACGCGGCCTGCATGAGCGTCCGCAACTATTGTGGATGGCACGTCTTCCCCACACAAACCTGTGCGTTTTCCGAGCGCCTGCTGGCCGGGAACGGACGAATAAAACGGGTCGGATCAGATATCCTGATCCAGCTTCCGGCGACATACGTGACCGGCGTTTCGTCCGTTCTGATCGACGGTGAGGAGTCTACGGAATATGATCTCGCAACCAATGGCCTGCTTCGGATCTTTGATGTGTACTGTCACACCGTCACCCGCAAAACGGTGATCACGGTCGAGTACACCGCCGGAATCCCGGACGCATTGATGACCAGCATAAAAGAGTTGGTAGCGAGCCGGGTGAGCCGTGGCATTGCGAATCCGAACGGCGTAGCCAGCGAGTCGGCAGGTGGCGTGTCTGTTTCCTATAGCGCGAGTTGGTCAAACGGTGGCGGCGCCGGCACGCTGCAGTCCACGGACATCGAAACCCTCGAGCCATATAAAGTGCGGGGGGTGTTCTGATGCTCCCATCTTGGGCAAATGACACAGTAACACGGATCCGTGCCGGCACGATCGAAGAGCGCGGAACCACCTACCCTGACTGGGGCCATCCGAACGAACTGACCATCGGCGGCTGCTCCATGCAGCCTGCCGGGACTTCGCTATCTCAGGACGGGCGTATACAGGGCATCACCGACGGATACACCTGTTATATGCCGCCCGGATCGGATGTGCTGACCGGCGACCGGATCAGGTACAACGGAACCGTGTACACGATTAACGGCGAGCCCCGGATCTGGAAGTCCCCGACCGGCAGAGTGTCCAACATTGTGTTGAACCTCGAAAGGTGGGAAGGCTGATGGCGAACAAGGTCGAAATCGAGTTCATCTCAGCCGGATTCGAGCAGATCCTGACAAGCTCCGGCGTGCAGGGCGTTGTGTCTGAACAGACCAACGCGATCTGTGCCAGGGCAAACGCAGCGAATTCGCGTGGTGGCGAAGGAT